GTCCATTCGGCGTACTATATGGATAAGGAAGTTTTGGCTTTGTTAGCTAAAGATTATAGTAAGCTTGTGATTTTGGTGCATCATTTCCCAGATAGTAGTGGTTTAGTGTATGAGTGTGCTTATAGAAAAGTGAATGGTAAAATACGTATGTCTGATGGTGTTGACCCTAGGTGTTATGAACATGACGATGTTGACTGGTTGAGGAAGTCAGATGCTTATCCAGTCAAGGGTGGAACTTTAGTTGTTAACTATATCAGAAGTTATGGCCTCCACCACATGTACCAATTGATTTTTACCAAACAAAATCTGAATCCGTCACCATGCGCTGATGTCCCAAATGAAGTTGTTGAATTTTTGGATGTGGCCTTTTTGAATTTGCCATACACATTTGAAGATGGAAGTTTCTATGCTGCAGTTCCAGGTGATAGAGTCAAGGTTCATAAGAGGTTGTATACATCGATACTCATTTTTGTGATGGGCAAGCAATTTACCCCTTCGGTTTATGCACAGGCGTGCGGTGATTTGAAACATAGGGCTTCGAGGCTTGGAATACCACAAGAAGAATATGAACCCATGGCTTATGATATGATTAATTTAGCTTTTGTCACGAATGCGCGTAAGATGCTGAAGTCGAGCCAAATAACAGCTTCAGCACAAATTGAATTGGCAGATATGAACCTGGCATTGACAAGGCCAGGTGGAACTTTGACTCTGACGCATAGAGTTTCGAGGTGGTTACGTGGAGATGATTTGCTACAAGCAGCCAAAACGGCAACGCCATATTTGTTGGCTATAGGCTGTTTGAGTTTAGGCTGGTTGTATGTCAAGAACAATGACATAGACCTACGAGGTTTCAAAGAAGCTGTGGCTAATGATTTTAAGAAAGGTGTTAACTCACCCATGTTGTCGTCAGTGGGTTGGGTGTTGGCACAATGTTCGAAAGTGCCAACACAAGTTTTTAGTGGTTTGGTGTCAATTTTGTCAACGGCGAGTGAAACAATTAAAGTGGGTCGTCGATTAAATATAATGGATTGTGGTGAACTGGATTGTGATGGGGATCATGAAGCCGCAGACTTTAAGGTCGGCAATTTTGGTATCACCGAAAAGAAGTATTTTGAGTTAACGCCCATGGTTGGTGATTTAACTATAGGTACAAGTGCACATGGATTGTTCAGGGTTTTTCATGAGCAGGAAAGAAAAAGCTACGGACATGATGAGGATGAACCATTCCCGAGTATCCCAGGCTTTAGCATCGGGGATTATAGTGTTATATCGGGACATTATGATGACTGGGAACTGGATGATTATGATTTTGGTTATGAGCAGACCAAAATAGTGGCAGTAGATATAAAGAAGTGTTATTTGTTAGGGTGTACAATGTTATGCCCGTTGAACATAACGAAAGCGCAAAAGAGATCATGGAGAGATGAAATTCCGAGTGTTGATGACATCCCGTTAGTTTTGGATCCAGTTAGAGCGGGCCCAACAACACCCAGGGTCACGGTTGCGTATTGTGTCAGTAGAGATGAACCTGATTGGACACCTCCAGTTGTCATGGAGGGGTGTAGGTATGAGTTCACCAGACAACGAGTTGATGAATGCCCTAGGAGTGTTGGAACTTTACAACATGGGGTTTCATTTAATGATTGGGTGCCTTTGGCACCCAAAGGATGTATTTGCAATGAGGAAAAAGGGTTGACTGAGAGGGTTATGCAGTCACCAGGCACGAGTGATGTTGATTTGAGGGATGAATTTAAGGGTTGTAGTCTTCCAGATGCGTCCGATATTGATTGCACCATAGAGGCATGGTATGACCATGTGATACCACCTAAACGTCGTGATTATGAAAGATTCTTTGAGGAACCTGAAATAGATATTCAGTTGATTGCAAAGAGAGGTGCGTTTGTTAAAATTGAGTCGGCTATAACACAACACCCCACACACCAGGATTACCGAGTTATAACACCACGTATTATACAAACAAATACAGCCGCATGCAATTGGATCACCGGGTCAACATGTTACAACTACATGAAGGCTTTTGCAAGAATGATGGAGAGTGAGCGTGGGTATATTCTGGCTTATGGAAAGACGTCAGATGAATTAGCAGCGGAGTTGAGGGATAAACTTGATTTTGCCATAGATTATTGTGTGGCCAGTGATTTTAAAAGAATGGATAGTAGTGTGAGGGTTAGCATGAATGAGTATTTGTGTGACATTTTGAAACCGACAGCCCAGCATGAGTTGTTCACTAAAGTGTTGAAAGCTAATCGTAAGTTATTTGGGACTTCAATGGGTGGTATTACTTATTGGACAGCACAAGGGATTGGGTCAGGATCACAATGGACAACAATGAACCATTGCATCCAAGTTAAGAATTACTGGGAGAAGTTCATCCATACTGATGAGTTTCTACAGTTTGAAGCGAGTGGTGGTAGGATGTTGATGTTGGACATATCTGACGATTTTTATTGGTTCACAGCGTGTAACGGCGATGTTGAAGCATGCAAGGTCATATTTGGGAGATTTGAAGGGTATGTGGAGGCAATGGGCCACAGACTCAAAAGTGTTGGTTCAGAGCGTCCTGAGAAGACGCAATTTATGTCGATGATACCGATAGTGACTAATGATGGCATTAAATTTATACTAAAACCAGGTAGACTCTTGGCCAAAATAGGGTGGACGTCACACCCCAAGAGGATCAAACATCCTTTGTTGCATGCCAAAGCTTTTACACAATGTTTTGCGCATTACCGGGCGTTACCGATCCTTGGGGGGTATTGGATGATGTGTGACCGGTTGACAAGACACTTAGATGATTTGGAAAATCCTGAGAGATTTATCTATCCGAATGATTATGATGGAAGGGTTTTGGGTTCGACGGATTGCGATTGGGATTCTGTCCTCATAGCCATGTCCAATAGATATGACTTGCCAATACAAACACTATTGGAAATGCATGACATTTTTAGGGAAGTAAATAGCTTACCATATTGTATAGTTCATCCAGGTTTTGATAGGATGATTTCGATTGATAATGACGTGGAGATGCCATATTATAATGTTGTTTATAAACCAAGGGATAGGATATGGGGTGTGGCCATATTTAACACACTATTGAGTGTTATTGGGGATGTGGAACCGGCCATTTTTGATGCACCATTTGAAATTGTCTCAGCCGATGATAATATCTGGGACATTGTTTATAAAATGAATAGTGCAGCCTTGGCGCGTATGATTCCATTTTCACCACTTGTTTATGCGGTGTATACACATTTCCAACCATATAATGTGG